GCATCCTCACTATCGAGACGGAGAAGATAGTTTTGAAAACTATATGCCTGCTTGCTATCAATGTAATTTCTATAAATCTACTTTTCTGTTAGAGGAATTTAGGGAGCAGATGTCTACCTTGCACGAAAGAATCATAAAGCCGTTCATAGTAAGGCTTGGGTTAGATTATGGAATCATTGAAATCAAGCCTTTTGATGGCAAATTTTATTTTGAGGAGGTGGAGTGATGGAATTTTTACTAACAAGCACAAGCGGAGGAGTTGAAAATCAAATTCCTAACGCCATAATTAAAAAATATAAAAAAGTAGAAGTTAGAACCTGTTCGACATTTGAAGAATTTGATAAGCGATTTTCTAGAAGAGAAGGCACTTGGCTTTCTAAAGGAGTTAATCATAAAACATCTAAAGGTCGAATACAAAGAGAATTCCCGAACGGTGCAGAGGGGCATTTTATCGAAATCAATTCGATAGAGGAGTTACTAGAATTTCAGAGAGAAGTGAGGAGCGAGCTGATAATTACTTCTGCAACTGATAATGAGTCAATTCCAGCTATTGAAATTTATAACGATTACAGGGAGTGGGCATGAAACGATTTATCGCAATATGGATATTATTGTCAGCCACTTTGAACATCTGGCAGATGGACAGGATTCGAAATTTAGAAGAGAAGAAGCCGATGATTATTTACAAGGCTGATAACCAAGGCGCAGAAATTAAAGGCAAGGTTGTTCACAAGGAGAAAATTGGCGACATGCACACAATCACTATTAAAAATTATGGCATTTTCGTAGTCACGCAAACAAGCTACGAATCTTTAAGGATTGGAGATGAGGTGAGATTATGAGACCCAAATTTAGAGCGTGGTATGTGTTAGCCGAAGAAATGATCGATGAAATACTAATGATTTCATTTGTTAGAAAGGAAATCATAGGGAAATTTAGAGATGGTTCTACATCTGTTCCGCTAAAATTTGAAGATAAGCGAAATGGGGAAGACGTTATTCTCATGCAATCAACAGGCATCAGAGATGTGAGTAATCAAGAAATCTTTGAAGGTGACATTGTTAAAACCACTAGATTTGTTGGAAGAGCTGACGAAGTGGGCGGTTTTTATGAGTATGACAAGGAATTTATAGGGATTGTTAAGCAGCTTGAGGGTTCTTGGGTAATTGATACGGGCAGTGACGCAGTATGTTTATGGACTGAAATTGAAGAAAATGAAATCATCGGCAACATCTATGAAAATAAGGAGTTTGGAGGACGCAAATGAGACCTTGTAAATATCCATATTCAGGAAGAAGAAAAAAACAAGAAACGCCGTCGCCAATATTTTCTGCACGACCAATTTTTAACGAAGTTCCAATTGTAGAAGAAGTTAAGGTTGAGTTCGGAGTTGAAGCTAGTATGGGGCGCATATATCCAGAAACGTTAATACATTTAGATATTTCTGGATACGGAAATAGAGTGCATTCAGTACATCGCTTCCCCGGTATTTTACTGAGTGTTGGTGAGTCAATCCAACTAAAGATGCTTTTCTATAAAAGACTTAGAAATTTTACTACAGATCGTTTCTTGACGTTTAGAGAATCTGATTGGAAGTTCTTTATCCGGGACCTGGTCAACGAATTTAAGCATTAAAAAAAGCCAAGGCACTCTCTACCTCAGCAATAATTTCAAACACTATTATTATATCACAAAGGAGATAGAGAGTGAACAAGGCTAAAGAGTTACTTGATGAACTACAGAATTTGGATGAAGAGATACAGAATCGAATAGACGAGCTTGCTAATCTTGAAGCTAGTTTACTTTCTAGCCCTAAAATGAGCATGGATAAGGTTCAAGGTGGTCAGAAGGTTCGATTAGATGAACGTTACATCGATATTTTTAGCATGCAAGATTCCTTGAAAGAGTACATGAAGCAAGCAACTGCTGAAGCTATCCAGCGCAGAATTGAGCTCAGTAAATTGATTGATAAAATGCCTAAGCCTGCAAGTCGAACAATTCTAAGGATGGTTTATATTCAGAAAGCAAGCGTGTATGATATGATTGAATTTTTACAATGTAGTAAGACTACTTTTTACAAAAAGAAGAAAGATGCAATCCGTGAATTGGGTGCTGTAGTTGATAAAAGCGAACTAATGTGAACTAGGTTGAAGCGCACTGGTCTAACAATCGTGCTATTATAGTATCATCAAGAATTAAGGGTAAGGCAGTAAGTCTTCCCTTGATATGGAGAGTTGGAACGTGTCAGGTTGAATGCGCCCGTTTGCTAGACGGGTGGTCGCCTATGTGTGGTCCGTGGGTTCAAATCCCACACTCTCCTTTGAGTGTTTGTGTCCCAAAATGGGGTAGGCAGTAGGCTTAGCATTCATATATCACTCATTAACTCACAAATGGTTGCGGAGCGACTAGACCTCGCATGATTGCGTAGCTACTTATATCCTAGGTAAGTTATAAGCTAGAGGGTTTGATTCCCTCAGAGGTTTTAAATGACTACAAAAAATAAAAAAGAAGTCAAAATTTAATACACACGCAAGTCTGTAGTCTGCTTGCACTAAGTCACTCTTTGAGTGGCTTTTTATTTTGTCAGAAAGGAGGTAGTCCGGTGAGTGGATAAATTAACCCCAAAACAAGAGCTATTTGTCCAAGGGATAATCTCCGGACTATCTCAAAGACAAGCATATAGACAGGCTTTTTCAACTTCTAAAAAGTGGAAAGATAGCACGGTCGATGTTAAAGCAAGCGAGCTTCTTCAAAATGGTAAGGTTTTGGTAAGGTATCGTGAACTGCTCAAACAGTTCTCTAATATGTCCTTATGGTCCAGAGAGCAGGCTTTTAATGAGTATGAATGGCTCAAGAACAAGGCAAGAGCTAGTATTGAACAAGATGGGATAAGGCAAGCTAACTCGAACGCTTTCCTCGCAGCTTTGGAAGGTATGAACAATATGACTTTCCACGACTTAGAGTTGATCGATGAAAAACTGAAACTAGAAATCGAAAAACTCAAAACTCAAATCGGCGAGGATAATGAACAAAATGACAAACTTGTTGAGTTTGCTAAGGCTTTGAGAGGTGCTTTCAATGACAAGTAAGTTCACGCAAAAACAAGAGCAAGTTCTTAGACGAGTTTTGAACGATGATTTCTTTATTTGCGGTCTTCATGGTGCGAAACGTTCAGGTAAAACTGTTCTAAACAACATGGTTTTCATGAATGAGATCGCACGAGTGAGAGAGACAGCTGATAAGTTAGACATCGATGAACCGATGTACATCTTAGCTGGGACGTCTTCAACTTCGATACAAAATAATATCATACAAGAACTTTATAACATGTTTGATATTGAGCCAAAATACGACAAGCACGGAGCGTTTACTCTTTGTGGAGTTAAAGTGATTCAAGTCTACACTGGGTCAATTTCAGGACTAAAACGTGCTCGTGGATTTACTGCTTTTGGAGCTTACATAAACGAGGCGTCACTCGCTAATGAACAGGTATTTAAAGAAATCATTTCACGCTGTTCGGGAGAGGGTGCACGGATTGTTTGGGATAGTAACCCAGATATCCCAACTCACTGGCTCAGACGAGATTATATCAACTCTGGTGATGATATGATTATCGACTTTCATTTCAAGTTAGACGATAATACATTCATGTCTGATAGATACCGCGAGAATATCAAAAATGCTACGCCAGCTGGTGTATTTTACGACAGAGACATTCTAGGACTGTGGGTAACTGGTGAGGGTGTTGTTTATCGTGACTTTAGCGAGAATATGTTTGTGGACAATGTGTCAGAAGATATCACGAAGATATATGCTGGTGTCGACTGGGGATATGAGCACTATGGCTCTATCGTTGTTATCGGAGAAACGTCTGACGGTTTGGTTTATCTGTTAGAAGAACACGCTTACCAGTACAAAGAGATAGACTTTTGGGTAGGACTTGCTAAGGATATCAAAGAACGATATGGCAATATCACTTTCTGGGCAGATAGTGCACGACCTGAGCACGTAGCTAGGTTTCAGAGAGAACAATTAAAAACCTTTAACGCTAACAAGACAGTCTTGTCTGGAATTGAAGAAGTCGCCAAGCTGATGAAGGATGGGCGCTTTTTTGTATCAAACAAGGTCAGCAAGTTCAAAGATGAAGTCTATCAGTATATCTGGAATGAAAAGACGGGCGAGCCAGTAAAGGAGAATGATGACGTACTGGATGCTGTGCGTTATGCGATTTACTCACAACATTCACAGCCGAAAGCAACCGTCCGCAGACGCTCCAAATACGGCTTATAGAAAGGAATGGAATGTATCAGATTTTAACTTATCCACGAGACGGATACGATGAAACAGCTTTGAGCAAAGAATTGATTTACAAGCTGATTCGCAAGCACACACAAGAACGCAGTCGTTTACAGGATTTGAAGAAATACTATTTGGGTGAACATGCTATCTTGAAACATGAGCGACGAAACAAGAACGCTCCGAATTTTAGAACAGTAGCCAATCATGCTAAAGACATTGCAGACACGTCTACTGGCTATTTCATGGGCAATCCTATCAAGTATAACAATACGGCTTATAGCGACCTTGAGCCCTTGCTTGTAGCTTTTGATGGTGCAGAGATTGACCAGGTAGATGCGCAGAACGCATTGAACATGGCTATCTATGGACGTGCTTACGAGTACATCTATGCAAAAGAAGGACTGACTGAACTTGATTCGACTAGTGTAGATCCTGAGAATGTATTCATCGTTTACGATGATAGCATCGAACGGAAGGCCTTGTTTGCGGTCTACTACTATGAAATCAAAGACGATACGAAAGATGCTACTAAGTATCAAGCAGAAGTCTTTACTCAGAATCTGCATTATCACATTGTGCTGCGTGATTCGAGCATAGGAACGACGCAGAATGAGAATGTAGAAACTCACAACCTCGGACAAATCCCAATCATCGAATACCGCAATAATCACTTTGCGATTGGTGACTACGAGCAACAGATTAGCTTGATTGATGCTTACAATTCACTGATGGGAAATCGTGTAAATGACAAAGAGCAAGCAGTCGAGTCTATCCTCGTATTGTACGGCGCACAGTTAGCAGACAACCAAGAAGAAGCGCGAGAAGCGATGAGTATCCTCGCTGAAGAAGGTCTTTTGGAACTTCCAGCAGATGCCAAGGCTGATTTCTTGAAGAATGCTTTAGATGAGAACGCAACTGAAATTTTGCGTAAGGCTTTGAAAGAAGACATCTACACATTCAGTCATGTGCCGAATTTGACAGATGAGAACTTCGCAGGCAATAGTTCAGGGGTAGCAATGGAATTCAAGCTACTAGGCCTTGAAATGATTACCAAGACCAAGGAAGCGAACTACAAGCGAGGTATTAGACAACGGATTGCTATCTTCGCTCATTATTTAGGCATGCAGCAGATTGCGCTTGAAGCACATTCAATCGTGCCTCAGTTTAGCCGTGGATTGCCTAAGAACTTGCTTGAATTGTCACAGATTATTAACAATCTTGAAGGTAAGGTATCGCTTCGTCAGCTTATTTCTCTCTTGCCATTCGTTGAAGATCCTGACGCTGAATTGGAAGAACTCGAGGAAGAGAAAGAAAAGAACAAGGAGCGTGCGCCATTCTTTAATCAGGTTAACACAAAACCAGACGATGAGGTAGCAGATGAAGAACAAGGACTACTGGATCAAGAGGAAGGCTAATCTCATCTATGAACAGATGGATAAGGCTGAGAAACAAGCGGACAAGTTTGACGAGATTTACAAGCAATCCAAAGCCTATTTAGACAAGCAAATCAACAAAGTCTTTGACAAATTCCAACGTGACTATGGATTGAGCGAGCGTGATGCTAGACAAGTCTTAAAAAATATGAAGGACCAGAAGGATCTAAACGAACTTCGTAAGGTTCTTGAAGCGAGACCAAATGACCCGAATATCCAACGGTTACTTGCTGACTTAGACAGTTCAGCTTATGCCTATCGTATGAAACGTTTAGAACGATTAAACGACGATTTAGACCGCATGCGTGAGTCTATCTATCGTTCCGAGAAATCAGGCTCAGATGTTTTTTATAGCGATCTGATGAAGGATAGTTATTACAAGGCTACTTTTGACTTGCAACAGCAGACTGGATTCGCTTATAGTTTCTCTAATCTCCCTGAAACTGAAATCAAGCGCCTAAAGGCTCTTAAATGGACAGGAGAGGGCTATTCGGATAGGATATGGGAAAACACAGGGGCGCTTGCTTCAAGCGTGAAAGATGAGCTCCTAGTGAGTCTCATGACTGGCCGAAGCGTAAGAGATACGTCTCAAGCAATCGCTGAACGGTTTAGAGCAGGTCAAAATAACGCAAGGCGCTTGGTTCGGACTGAGTCAGCCTTTTTTCATAACCAAATGGAACTGCTCAGCTATGAAGATGCTGAAATCACCAAGTACAAATTTGTGGCAGTATTGGACAGACGGACGTCACACATCTGTCAAGAGCATGACAACAAGGTCTACGATACGGACAAGGCTGTTCCTGGTGTGAACTATCCACCTCTGCATCCATGGTGCAGGTCTACGACTATCGCACATGATGACGATATCGACTACAGCAAGCTAGAGCGACGAGCGAGAAATCCTAAGACTGGCAAAGTCGAGTACGTACCTGCTGATATGAGTTATAAAGAGTGGTATTCTAGGTACGTTGCTAAAGATGGGGGAAAGGTGTATAATCAGGATATGAGTTCAATTGATTTAATGGCGAAATCACAACAATTCGTAGTCGGTGATAGGATTCGGGTCAGCGCTAAACAAGTTCATGGGACGGGTTATGATTTTTGGTTACAAGACAACACTAAGAAAATTAGGGATACCATGCGAAACGTTCATGAAGGTTTGAAAGACTTATCTGACTTTGACGTGCCTAAAATTGTCATTGTGAAACATAGTCGATTGAACGCTTTTGCAGGATATAATCAAGAACAAAATATTCTTTTTGTTAGTGATATTTTGCATTCAAAAGAGCAGATTCAAAACCTGTTGTCAGATGACTACTTTGCTTCAAATGACCTTACCGGTATTTTAAAGCATGAGTTGACCCATAAAAAACATTGGGATTCTGCAAAAGCGTTTTACAAAAAGAATAAAAAGAGGTATAATAACCTTGAAGAAGCAATGAAAGTATTAAATGCTCCGTTGGTGTCGTATGTGAAAACACAACAAAACCTTGATATGATGTATCTTCATAGAATTAGTATTGATGCGTTAGCTGCTTTTGAGAAAAATAATATCAATGAATTAGTAGCTGAAGTCGGTGTTTTAGCTGAAGACACGCCAGATAAAATATTGTTACAAAAAGTTAAGGAGGTACTGAAATGGAAGTAATGGCGCTACCTAGTAAAGAAACAATGCAATTCTATACAGAGATTTATCCATGGGTAAAATCCAGTTACCCAGATGATGAAACTCCTAGATTTGTATTTCAAGAGGATACCCCCAGTCACATTTTGGAAACGTTTAATCGTATTAAAGGTAAATTAGGTTACGAATATGCAAGGTAACTTTATGATACCTTTGAAATTAAACCAAAACTTGAATTTGCTTATTAATAATTATCAAAGCACCTAGAGAAATCTAAGTGCTTTTTTCGTACTCAGAAAGGAGAAAAAATATGTTTATTTGGGAATGGGTAGCAATCGCTTTCGGGTGGTTGGTATTCTTGTTGTTAATCTTTATTATTCTGGCCGTGATCAGCGGAATAATTGAAGGTGTAAAGAAAGGATTGAAGAAATGAATCGTGATAATAAGCCTAACATGGATAAGGTAAAAATAGGTGGTATCGTCTACGAAATCGAAAAAATAACTGATTTACAGGGAAAAACAGGAGAATGGGGGCATATTGAGTACAAGACATGTAGGATTGTTCTTGACGACTCAGCTAGTCAACAAATCGAAGACCAGACGCTTATTCACGAAATTACGCATGGTATTTTAGTTGAAGCCGGCTATATAAATCATGAAGAAGAGCAAGCAGACAGAATTGGGAAAATTCTTTATCAAGTTTTGGTTGATAATGACTTTTCATGGCTTAAAAACAGAAAGTAGGTGATCCAACATCTTGACTGGCAGGAATAGACTGCTATAAATTATTGTAAATTGCTATAAACCGTGTCAGATTTGATGCGGTTTTTTGATTGTCCGAGCATTGATGACAGTAAAAGCCATGGAATTATACAGTCGGGGACGACTTTAAAAATAGGAGGTTCGCAATGAACGAAGAAACACAAACAGTCGAGACGGTTGAAGAACAAAAGGTGCCTGCAGAACCTACACCACAACCGCAAGACGAGAAGAAGTACACGGACGCAGATGTTGATGAAATCATCAACAAGAAATTTGCTAAGTGGAAAGCAGAGCAAGAAGCCAAAGAAAACGAAGCTAAGAAGCTTGCCAAGATGAACGCTGACGAGAAACAGAAATATCAGTTGGATCAGCGTGAGCAAGAACTTGCTGACCGTGAACAGGCTATTGCTAGCAAGGAATTGACCGCAGAGGCTAAAGCGATGCTAAGTGAACGTGGCTTACCAGTTGAATTAGTATCCGTGGTTGATTTGTCAAACGCTGAAGCCGTGACTGAATCGGTCGCAAGCATTCAGAAAACGTGGGAGGATGCAGTCCAGAAAGGTGTATCCGAACGAATGAAGGGTAGCGCACCTATTAAAACTGCGCCAACAAATCAGCAAGAAGTTATTGAAAAATGGAGACAGGACTTTTTGCACTAGAAAATAAAAATAATGAGGTAAAAATAAATGGCATTTGAAGCATTAAACACAGCAGAATCACGCAAGAAACACCTTGGAATTATTGAGGATGTCCTTGCGGTTAATTCATACGCAACACCACTCTTGACACCAAGCGAGGCAGTTACCTTGGAAGGTCGCTCTTTCACAGTCGCAACAGGCAACACAACAGAGCTTAAGGACTACAAACGTAACAAAGATAACGAATTTGATTACGTTGAAACTGAAGAGAAGGTCTACACTCTCGAAGAAGAAAAATACTGGGGCCGTTTCGTTGACCAATTAGATGAACGTGACTCAAACGGTCAAGTAAACATTGATTACGTGCTTGCTCGTCAGACTGCCGAAGTAGTCGCTCCATATCTCGACAAACTTCGTTTTGATGCAGCACTTGGAAACGTAAGTGACAATGTGGTCATGGGCAAAACAGCAGGAGCGAACAACGCATACAATGCGATTCTTGATGTTTCTGAGAAACTGGATGAACTTGGAATCACTAAAGAACGCTTGCTCTTTGTCACTCCAAGCTTCTACAAGGCTATCAAATCTGAAATCGTACGCTTGCCACAAGGCGACGCAGACAAGAAGGTTCTTGGCAAAGGATACGTTGGTGAATTGGATGACTATACAGTCTACAAAGTACCTTCTAAATTCTTGCCAAATGTAAATGCCCTTGCAACTGCTCCTGGTGTAGTTACATCACCAATTCAAATCGACAACACTAAGTACAATGACAATGTACCTGGTCGTTTTGGTGAATTGGTAGAACAATTGCTCTACACTGGAGCGTATGTTCTTGAACACTTCAAAAAGTACATCATCACAATCGCAGACTCTAAGCCTGCTGCTAAAAAATCAGCACAAGGCAAGACAGTGAACCGTGCAAAAGCGTGGAAGACTGGAACAGCCTACAAAGAAGGCGATACAGTAACGCATGAAGACAAAGTCTATGTTGCAGTCAAAGAAATCACGAACTCTACGACTGCGCCAGACTCTGATTCTGCTAACTGGAAAGTCAAGAAATGAGGTCTGATCCATGAAAGTCAGAGTAAAACAAGCCTTCAATGACTGGCAAGCGAAAGTGAGACGACATGAGAATGATGTTTTTGAGATGACAGACGAGCGTTTCAACGAATTGTCACACAATCTCAAGAGTGAGTTCTCGGTCGATATCGCAGACGTTGTCGAGATCATTGACGAAACCCAAGGAGACGAGACGACTCCTTACGATTAGGAGGTCTTATGGAACTTGAAAAACTAAAATCATTGACGGGCGAGAGTGACGAAACAGTCCTCTCGTCTTTGCTTTTAAGGGCTGAAAACATCATTTTATCTGAAACGAACCGAGAAAAGCTGACGCCAGCGCTTAACAGACTACTACCTGAACTTGTAATTGAGCTCTACAATCGCTCTGGAAGCGAAGGAGAGCAATCTAGGAGCGAAGGTGGTATATCTGTAACCTACAGTGAGTCAGGCTTGTCTACGGGCCTTTTACAGCGTATTCGGATGCATCGCTTAGCAAGGGTGGCAGGTCATGTTTTTGAAAAAGAATAGACTGAAAGCATATAACCTCAAGCGGTTCAAGAAAACCGTGACAAATGAGGGAATTGCTAAAGAAGGATACTTGGACGAGGCTGAAGAAGTACGACTTGAGTTGTGGCCAGCGACTAGCAAGTTGCAATCTGAGATTTACGGTGACCGTGTCAACGATATCTTGAACGCAAATGCGAGCAAGAGTGCGGACATTAATGTCAAAGACGGTGTCTGTATTGATAGCGAGACAGACGTCACGCATCGGCTTATCTCAAAAAAAGTATACAGTCACCATCAAGTATTGGAGTTGGAACGTGTCAGGTTTAATCGGAGCAGATAGCTTAATCGCTAAATGTCGTAAGCTATATGGTGCAAAGAGCAACGAGATAGTGGGACAAGCGGTCTTGCATGCTGCTAAAACAGTCGTACAAGCTGAAGCGAAACTCAGAGCGCCAGCGAATGAGGGTGAATTGAGAAATAGCATTAGAGTTCGTTTGAAAGTAAATGGCAACAAGATATCAGGTGAGGTCTTTACGAACTCAGATCATGCTGCCTATGTTGAACTCGGGACGGGTCCGAAAGGGCAAGAAAACCACTCTGGCATATCGCCAGAAATAAGCGTATCTTATCGGTCTAGTCCCTGGTACGTGCATGAAGACCAAATCAATGTAGGACCTTACCACTTTGCTAAAAGAGGTGAGTTTTACAAGATGTATGGTCAGCCTGCGCAACCTTACTTGTATCCTGCTTTGAAAGATAATCAGGAACGTGTATCTAGTAACATTTCAAAATACGTTAGCAGAAAGATAAGAGAACAGGTAAAATGATTAACATCAAGCCTTTAATTTACAAAGAATTGCAAAAAGTCGCAGATAATGTGACCGATACTTATCCAGACGATTGGGAGAATGTTCCAGTCGTCATTTTTTTGGAAGAACAGAATAAACCGGGTGAATGGTACGATGACCAAGAGAAGAAGTCACATATCCGCTATAAAGTGGATATCTTCGACAAAGACAGTACGAGCGATTTAGCAGTCAAAATCAATAAAATCTTCGCATCTTTAGGATTGAGAAGAACAGATTGTCAAGACGTACCTGATCCTTCGCATTTGCGTCACAAGTTGATGCGTTTCGAGGGAATCGTTGACCTTAATTCACAATTGGTTTATCAATACAGAATGGAGAATTAAAACATGTTAGCAAACGGAATTAAGCTTGCTTTTAGTGAAACTAAAGGCAATTATCAAAATCTTGCAGGCTTGAAAGAAGTACCTGAATTCGGTATTGAGCCTGAAAAAGTCGAGAATACGACTCTTGCAGACAAGGTTAAGAAATACGAATTTGGTATCGGTGATGCTGGAGAACTTGAGTACAAGTTCGCTTATGACAACACAACTACCACTTCACCTTACCGTGTCTTGCGCAAGGCAGCAGACGGCAAGAAGAAACTCTACTTTGAGCAAACCTATCCAGACGGTACTAAGGTCACATTTGAAGGTCAAGTGTCCGTTAAATTGGGCGGTGGCGGAGTGAACTCTGTTATCGAATTCACGCTCAAGATTGCATTACAGTCTGAACTTGCATTCACAGACGGAATCGGAGGTTAATAAATGGCTTTACCATACGCAATTTGGAAAATCAGTGAGGATAAGGAGTTGAAGCTCCGCCTCACGTCTTTGCAAGCAACGAAAGTTGAAGAGAAAATCGGAGCGAACTTGCTCAAGGTATTCATGCCCTCTGAAGGTGAAGCCTTTGCTTTGCCACCTCTAAAAGTCATGTTGCTGTTGACCCATGGAGCACTTCAAAAGTTCGAGCATGGACTCTCATTTGAAGATGTGTCTAACCTTTACGATGACTATGTCGATAACGGTGGAGATCAGGCGGCATTCATGGCAGACGTTATCTTGCCGATGCTTCAAGTATCGGGTTTTATGCCACGGGAGAAAGCAAGCAAGAAAGCTCCCAGGAAATCCAAAACCAAAATGGAAGTAGTCGACTAGAATCGACTGCAGTTACATCAGTAAAAGAAATGGTCGAGAGGTTATACCCGATGTTTTTAGACATTGGGGGCAAGCCTCTCGATTTTTGGGATTTGACGGTACTTGAAATCAGAGAGATGATTGAGAGCTATAATCGTGTCACAATCCAAAAACAAAAAGAAAAGATTATTGAATCTTACAGACTTTCGCAGATGATAGCAAATAACGTTTCTCTTTTGCTTTCAAAAGATGCTAAACCGCTTGAAGTATGGGACTATGCTCCTGAACTTTTTGAGAAAGAACGAGAGCAGGTCGAACAAGCGAGATTGGCACAAGAGCTGAAATTGCACCAAGAACGCATGCGCATGTTTGCTGAAAGTCATAATCGAAAAATGAAAATGAAAGGAGAATAGATGGGAGTTACTCTTGATGAGCTCAAGGTTATGATTGATGCTGAAATCGCACCTTTCAAAAGCAAGATGAAAGAAGTCGAGAACAAGGTCAAGGATGCCTCTAGCAAAGTACAAGCCTCAACCAACAAAATCAAGGCACAGTCTGGCTCAATGCTAGGTGTATTTGGTAAACTTGCCAAATTCGCTGGCTTTGCCTATCTTGGCAAGAAATTGTTAGATGTTGGCATGTACTCTACGCAGATGGCTCTTGAAGTTACAGCATCAATTAACCAAATCAAGCGTCAGATGGGCGAGAGCTCACAGACATTCTTAAAATGGGTAAATGACAACGCAAACGCTATGAATATGGGCGTTGGTGAAGCGACGAAATATGGGGCAGTATACTCAAACCTATTTTCTGGCTTTATCAAGGACTCAAACAAGCTGAGCGCATATACTGCTAAGATGTTGCAAACGTCGGCAGTCGTTGCTGAAGGTTCTGGTCGCAGCATTACAGACGTTATGGAGCGGATTCGTTCTGGTTTGCTAGGGAACACCGAAGCAATTGAAGACCTAGGAATCAACGTCAATGTGGCCATGATTCAATCGACAGAAGCATTCAAGCGCTTTGCAAATGGTCAAAGTTGGAACCAACTCGACTATCAAACCCAACAACAAATCCGCCTCATGGCGATTTTGGAGCAAGCAACTGCTAAGTACGGCACGACCTTGTCACAATCAGTCAACGGACGCATTAGCTTGTTTAAATCGCTATTGAAGGACGCTGCCTTGAACATAGGTAACGCCTTCTTGCCGATTATCAACGCAGTCATGCCAGTCTTGAACTCGTTCGCTATGGTCTTGAAGAATGTTACTGCTAAACTCGCTGAGTTTATCGCTTTAATGTTTAACAAGAAAGCTACTGTAAAAGACGGTGGTGTAGCTGGTGCAGTTGGTAACATGAACGGAGCCATGCAAGAAGCTGCAGGTGGCGCAGGCGACCTTGCAGACGCTATGGGTGATGCTGATGATGCTTCAGGCGGTCTAGCTGATAACCTTGGAGACTCTGCCAAAAATGCTAAGAAAGCAGTCAAAGAATTACTTGGTTTGATGGGATTTGATGAAATCAACCTTTTGAACAAGAAGGATGATTCAGATGACGGAGGCTCTGGTGGCGGAGGAGGCAAAGGTGGTAAAGGTGGTAAAGGTGGTAAAGGAAAAGGAGGCGGTAGCGGACCTTTCAAGGACATCTTGCCAGAAGTTGCCTTAACTGATATGGATAACCAATTCAAGAGCATTTTTGACGGGCTAGGCGATAAGCTAAAAGGGTTGTTTGATCTCTTCAAAAAAGGTTTTAATGCTGCATTCAGAGCCGAGGGTCTGGAACGTATTAAGAATGCTTTAGGTCGAATTAAGAAGACACTTGAAGAAATTGGAAGTGATCCACGGGTAGTCAATGCTTTTAATGGCATGACTAAGAAAATCGCTTATGCGCTAGGGCAGATTGCAGGTTCAATCGGTACGGTCGGAGTTGGTATTGGTGTCTTTCTCGCTGAAAGCATCGCAAACGGCTTAGGTCGTCAAAAAGAGCGTATTATTCGCTCACTTGTGGCGGAGTTTGAGAACACGGGTAATATGTTTGCATCAGCTGGAAACATCGCTCAGGCATTCGCAGATGGCTTTTATGACGTCATAACATCGACTGGCGCCATTCGCATTGGAAGTTCGATTGTGTCGTCTATTTTAGCGATTCGTTCAAGCATTGTAGAGATTAGCTACAAATTCGGCGGTGACCTTATGCAAGGAATCGAGCGAATTGTCACAGACAATATGCCTGGCATCGCTGGTGCACTTTCAAATGCTCTATCTGCCATTGCTCCTGTTTTTGAGAGTGCGGAACAAGCAATCAATGACTTATCAGATTCGATCAGTCGAGTGTATGATAATTACTATCGTCCGACAATTGAATTAGTCTCTAAAAGCATATCAAACATTATCAGCTCTTTTGTAAAAGGCTGGAACGAACATATCCAACCTATTATCGTAAAACTAGGTCAAGGTTTCTCGGACACGATTAGTAAGCATATTTCGCCATTTATTCAAAAGATTTTGGATATGGCATCTAGCTTCTATGAATTCTATCAAGTCGTTGTTCAGTATGTATCACCTGTCATTAGCTTTATCGTCGAGGAACTGACGAGAGTTTTAGCTCCAACTCTTGAATATATCGGAGAAGTCTTCCGCATCTTATTCAATACGGTTGCTGATATATTTGGAGGAATAGCCGACTTCCTCAAGGGCATATTTGATATTATCACAGGTATCCTTACCAGTGATATGAGCAAGATTTTCGACGGCTTCACCGAAACGGGCGATGCTATCATGAACATCTTATCTACAATCTTCACCGGATTGATAGACTTGACTTCTGCTGCTTTAAAAGTTCTGCTAGATTCTATCATTGCTTTATTACAATTAATTTGGGATAGCACAATAGCAATATTGAAAGCAATTTTAGACAGTATTATCGCTTATTTCCAAAGTCTCTGGGACAGCATTGTTGCCATCTTCACACCACTCGGTGAATGGTTCGCAGAACGTTGGATTGATATCACGGTTGCTTTGGCAAATGTTGCAATTTGGATCGGGAATATGTTCCAAAAGGCTTGGAACGCCCTTACAAACGTATTCTCTTCAATCGGAACCTGGTTCGGTGAGCGTTGGAACGATGTGACGACTGCACTTGCTAACGTTGCTACGTGGTTTGGGAATATCTTCAAAACAGCATTTGAAGCAGTCAAGAACGCATTTAGCACTATTGGTAGCTTCTTTAGCGGTGTTTGGAACACAGTTAAGAGTATCTTTGTCAACGCTGGTCAAATGGTTGGTAGCGCAGTAGGTGGAGCGTTCAAGAGCGCAGTTAATGCGGTTCTTGGAACCATCGAGAACGTGGTCAATGGTTTCATCGGAATGATTAACGGAGTTATTGATTTAATTAACAAAATCCCTGGCGTATCTCTCGGCGGTATCGGCTATGTAAGTCTACCTCGATTAGCTCGTGGTGGTATCGTTGATAGTCCGACAGTAGCCATGATTGGGGAAGCTGGTAAAGAGGTTGTTATGCCTCTTGAAAACACTGGATTCTTGCAGACTATGGGTCGTATCGTAGGTGGTGCGGTAGTCAATGCCTTGGGCGGTGGTTTACCACAATCTGGAGGCTTCAGCGGTAGCGGTGACATCGTCATCATGATTGGCGGACACGAATTTGGTCGTGTGGCCATCCAAGAAATCAATCGAGAACAAGAACGCGCAGGACAAGTCTTGCTTAACATCTAAAGGGAGGTAAAATGGCACGCTTAATTATAAACGGGGTGGCTGTTAAGCCTCCCAAATCATTCCAAGTCGGTATCCAAGATATTGACGGAGAAACAGGCCGAAATGCTAACGGTGACATGGTCCGTGACCGTATCACGACCAAACGAAAGTTAGATTGTGAATGGGGCATGCTGACTCAAGATGAAATGAGTCAACTTTTAAATGCCGTTTCATCGGTCTTTTTTGAAGTTTCTTATCCCGACCCTGTAAGAGGTCAAACAACAGGGACTTTCTATGTCGGAGACAGAATAGCTCCGAGCTATTCATTCACTGAGCAATTTAAGCCGTGGTCTGGCGCAAAATTTAATCTGGTAGAAAGGTAGGTTAGAACATGGATATATTTAGACGTAAGAAATTTGATGAAGCTATGTTTGCTAAAAACCGTACTCTTGCTATCAGAGTAGGGCAGTATCAGTCAAGTGATATCAAAGAAGCGCATTTTGATTATGGCTATATCAAGGGTGACACATATAAGCCAGGAGGAACTTGTGCTGGCAGTGGTAAAATCACGTTCACAAGCATCATCACGACATTCAATAAGTTAGATAAGATTTACCCTGAAATCGGCCTTTTGGTAGATGGGACCTATGAATGGGTCAAAATGGGCGAATACTTCATTAACGATATTGAAATCGACCGCAACAGAAACACGACTAAACTTGATTTGATGGATGGGATGTTTAAGTTAAATCGTGAACATGTCACGGACTTGACCTATCCAGCAGAAATCAGGCACGTTATCAAAGAAATTTGTCTGAAGACTGGTATAGAGTTAGCAAATGAATACATGGATATTACATCCATGAATTACAGAATCGATCAGATTCCGAAAGATAAAAAGATGACATTCAGAGATGTTTTGAGCCTAGCTACTCAGATGCTCGGTATGTCTTGTTTTTTCAATCGAGAAGGGAAACTCGAAATCAAGGAACTGACTGACTCAGGTATCACAATTACAGCAGATAGCTACTTCATGCATGGATTGACCAAAAGCGAAATCGAGTATCAGATTGCAGGGATAACTTGTAAAAAAGATAAAGAGACGCTCACGGTTGGTTTGAGAACTGGTCGCTCGTTAGAATTGGATAATCTGTTCATGTCTCAAGCGGTTTTGGATAATCTTTATCACAAAATCAAGGATATTCGTTATTATCCGTTCAATTTGAATTATCAAGGTCATCTATTGCTTAACGTGGGCGAATGGGTGACTGTCAAGACAAACACGGGTGAGACGTTCAAGTCGCCAATCTTGAGCCAATCATTCACATTTAAGGGCGGTCTGCGTGGTCGTATCAGCGCAGACAGTAAAGCCGTCAATGATGCGCAGTATTCGTATGCAGGTACAATTACCAAAAAGATTGAACAATTCAACGACTTTGAAGCTCTAATTCAAAATCAAATCGAGGAAGCAGATAAAGACTTTAACCAGAGGGTTGAAAAAATCAAAAAAGATTTTAGTGATCAAGTCAAACTGGCCAAAGCAAGAGCCGAGGAAGTCAAGAGAGAACTCTCTGACACGATTGATCAGCGCTTTAGAAATTTTAACAATGGCCCACTACAAGAAGTCAAACGTAGAGCCGAAGAAGCCTTGCGAAACGCTGGCACCAGCAGCTTACTCGCTCAGGAAGCGAAGCGGATTGGGTTGGATTCTGTTGCTAGACTTGAAGAATTCAAAAGACAGGCTACGAGCGCTCAGACGGCTCTGTCGGGTGACTTGGATGCTCTGAAACGGACTATTTCGAATGATATTCGACCGAAGCAAGCACAGGCTGAAGCTGAGATTGCCAAGCAAGTTGAAGCACTTGTTCAGACAAAAAAAGAACTAGCTGGTGTGAAGTCAGCACAAGCGACGTATGAGGAAACAACGACTCGCAGGCTGTCAGAGCTGACCAACTTGGCCGATGGTAAGGCAAGCAAATCGGAGCTCGCGCAGACGGCGGATGAGTTGAAAAGTCGGATTGCGAGTGTGCAGGTCGGGGGTACAAATCTTTATGCGTTGAGTAAAAATCCCGAAATAGTGAAAAATGGTCATTTAGCAGACTTTAAAATGGACATTTTATCTGGCGAGATATCTTTTAAAGCAACAGGACTAGACCCTTATGTAGGTGAAGCAACGACTCACCCAAAAACAGCAAGTAGTAGAAACGGCGTTCGTATTCCTGTCATTGCAGGCAAATCAATCTATGTGACGATTTCGAATCCTGTCTTTGCCAAGAATTACATTTCGTACTTCGACGAAAGGGGAAGTACGGTAAAACATTATCAATATTACAACACCAACTCTTTTGTGATTTCGCCAAAAGAACTAGCGGAAGTGAGTTTTATCACTTTACGTTTTGGTTGTGGTGGTTCGAATTTTGAAATTGGTGATGTACTCAAAACCAAAATCAAAGTTGAGTATGGTACAATACCGACCGACTGGAGCCCCGCCCCCGAAGATGTTGAAAACCAAATCTCATCAGTTGAGTCGACCTTTAAACAGCGCGCTGACTCACTCGAGGCTGGTGTGAGCCGTCTGACTGAAGGATTGAGAACCAAGGCGGATATCAGTTCACTAAACGTGACTGCCGAGAATATCAGACAGTCTGTAAAAAGTCTTGAGACAAGCACGCAGAATAAGCTAGATCAGAAGTTGAGTCTGGCTGAATTTGAGGTGCGAGCTGGTTCTATCCGTCAGGAAATCCTGAACGCAACCAAGGACAAGGCGGACAAGACTTTGGTCACGGCTGAGGCTGGGAAGCTGCGTGAAGAGCTGGCGAGTCTTAGGGTCGGTGGGACTAACTTGTTAGCTTATGTTAATTTAAATGCTGGAGGCTACTACCAAAATAGCCTCAAAAAAGACCGAAATTATGTGTACTCAAATCTTATAGAGGTTAAAAGCACAGATTATCTCTTGCAAATCTGGGAACTTGAACCTAAAAATAAAAAAATTTGGGCAGGTTTGCAATTTTTTGATAAACAACGACAACCACTTGAAAATGGTTATTCTACTTTTTGGTTCAGTGATTACTTTAAGAAGATCATCAAGCTTCCTGAAAATGCCAAATATATAGCCATCTCTTTTGAGAAAATTCTCTTAGAAAAAGAGATGGCTAAATTTAAGTTAGAAATCGGGAACGTCGCGACAGATTGGAGTCCGGCACCCGAAGACACAGATGGCCTCATAACCGAAGCTAGGTCAGTCTTTGAGCGCACGGCTCAGGGGTTGCGAACCGACTTATCAGCTATTCAGGAATATGTCAATAAAGACGGTCAGCGGCAGGAAGCTTTACAGCGTTACACTCGTGAGGAGAGTGCACGACAAGCGACGGCTGTCCGTGAGTTAGTCGCAAGAGAATACGTTGGGAAATCAACCTATCAGGAAGATGTGAGAGGAATTGAACGAAGATTCGATGCTATCACGAATCCACAAAATGGCTCGATTGCTACTCAGATTGCCAAATACAAAACAGCAGTAGATGGACGATTTGCGGATATCACCTCATTGATTGCTGGTAAGGCTAATCAGACGGACTTCCAGAGAGTCAGAGAGACAAGCCAGCTCTATGAGCGAATTCTGGGGAATACTAACAATAGTATCGCAGACAATGTCGCTCGTATGGTTATGACCAATCAATTGTTCCAGATTGAGGTGTCTAAGAATGAAGGTTTGAAGACAGTCCAAAGACAGCTTGCTGGTTCATGGTCCGTCCAGAATATCAACAGCGCAGGTGATTTGATTTCAGGTCTCAATCTTGGAGCCAATGGGCACAATCGCCTTTCTGGAAAGTTGACTCACATTACTGGCGAGACCTTGATTGAAAGAGCCGTTATCAAGTCAGCGATGGTTGATAAGCTGAAAACGGCCAATTTTGAAGCTGGTTCGGTGACTACGATTGTATTAGATGCTGAGGCGGTCACAGCTGAAAAAATAAAAGTTGACCAGGCATTATTCAACAAATTAGTCGCAAATGAAGCCTACTTGAGTCAATTGTTTGCTAAGCAGGCCTTCATTAACCGTGTGCAGAGTGTTGCGATTGATGCAAGTCAGGTTCGGTCAGGTATTTTGAGCGGTGATAGGATTTACGGTGGAACCATTAGAGGAGCCAGCATCTATGGTGGAACCTTAACAGGGCACACCCAAATCCAACTAGGTTCTTACGGTTCGTTTGATACGGTCAATGGTGGTCTGCAGATTAATGTGCCACGAGATTACAATGCAAAGGATGGATTGGGAGTCCAATTCATTGGATCCTATGGCCGTGGGGAAAATGTCCCTTACGGGCTTTTCCTCTACAGGGATTCAGATTTTACAATTGGAAATACTGCAACAGATACAGATGAGTTCCTTATGACTGTGCAGGGTTACATCAATGCAAAGGGAATCGGTTGGCTCAAGACGGGGAAAGGCAGTGTTAACGGTAAAACAACAGGTACTATTGGACTATGGAATTCTGACAATGTATCTTTGAGCTTCGGTGGTTCAGGGAATGACATCTACTATAGTTACAATAGTACAGCATATAGCCTGTGGTCAGTTGTCAATCAACACTTCTCAGACAGACGTCTGAAAGAAAATATCGTTGACTGCAAGCACAAGGCTCTTGATTATATCCATCAATTTCAATTTAAGGAATATGATTGGAAAAAACAAGAGGACAGACCACAACAAGCACACACAAAGATTGGTTTGATTGCCCAAGAGGTTCAAGAGGTGGATCCTACGCTTGTTTACGAGAATGGAGACACACTGAACCTGGATAATCTTAGATTGACCAATATCGCACTTAAAGCCATTCAGGAGCTTGCTCTTGAAAATCAAAAACTTACACACAGATTGGAGAACTTAGAAAATGAACGCAGAACAGCTTAACCAAGCCTTACAAATGACAATTAGTGAAATGTCAACATCCTCAACAAATTCGATGATTACAAGTAATCTCTTGAGCATTCAGTTGAATGAACAAAGAGCAGAGAATCAGAGACTTCAAGCACGAGTGGATGAGCTGGAAGCTCTGCTTGATGAACAAACTAAACCAGCTGATAAAGGAGAATAGACATGGCAATCAATGGTTATAACTTATCAACAAAACCGTACTTAAGAAATTCTGGCTCGAATGTTGAGACAGTGGTCGAAATTCAATTATCAGAAGGAAATCGCTACAGCACTAACTCACGTTCATTTCCTGGGGACCGCACGGCTGAGCAAGAGGATGTCTTGATTCAAGCGGTGCTGGATGTTCTCAAGTCTGAATTGGACCCAAGCTCTGCGATTGTGCAGGCGCAGAATAAGCTTGAACAAGCTGAGCAGCAGATTGCGCACAATAAGAGCGAACAGGACCGACTTTCTGCGCTTGCAAATAAAATCGATAAAGTCGTTCGAGTCATGGCTCAAGATTCCATCATGGGTGAGAAAATCGCCTACGGAACAACCTACAAGGAACTTGTCGAACTCTTCCCATTCGCTGAAGAAGGTAAGACATATCAACCAGGTGATATGTTTGTGATTGAAAATCCTGAACACGTTGAATTGAACGGCGAGGGCAAGCGTGTCTTGATTCAGACAAATCAGGCTTTCACCTACAAAGGCGAATCTTTCAAGCAGCTTGAAGGCGTACCATCTCAAAATGGTATCCTTGCAATCTGGAAGTGGGAAGGGCAAAAAGCCGAAAGTGATCTTGAAACTACTCGAGTTCCTGCACAGTAGATTGGAAGTGGTCTGATTGGAATTACTAGCATTTTTGGATAAATTGAGTCCGATTCTAATCGTGATCATTCCTAGCTATTTTTCTTTCAAAAGCACGCAGAACACAAAAGAGACTGACAAACAAATCAGTCTCTTATCTGATAAAATTAGTGCCATTGAAAAGACAGTCTCGAATGTTGAGACTATCGGCAAAGATAATAGCAAAGGTTTGAGCGTTATTGGAAAAGGTCTTCAAAGATTACAGCGTTTTCGATTGCAAGAAAACCTAAAAAAAGCAATTAGACGAGGCAATACCAATCAGCATGAGATTGAGGAATTGTCTCGTCTATATGAAAGTTATGTCGAGCTTGGTGGAAATGGAGCCATCAAGGTACTGTATGAAAAATTTCTAGAATTAGAAATTGTGGAGGAAAATATAAATGCAACAGATTAACGAAATTTTACTAAACGGAGCAATCAGCATCCTTGTAATTTTGGCTGGAATCGCCGTTAAAGCGGTCAAGGACTACCTGGTTCAAAAAGGTGGAGAGAAAACCATCAAGATTGTCGAAATCTTGGCCAAAAATGCGGTCAATGCCGTGGAGCAAGTCGCTTCTGAAACTGGCTATAAAGGTCAAGAGAAACTTGATCAAGCACGAACTAAAATCCGTGCTGAACTGACCAAATATAACATCAGCATGACCGATAAGGACTTAGATACATTTGTTGAGTCAGCTGTCAAGCAAATGAACGATGCTTGGAAAGGGGAACAATAATGGATATTGATACAAGTAGATACAGAGAAGGATTGCCTCAGGTCGGTGTGCAACCCTATCGTCAAGTACATGCGCACTCAACAGGAAATCGAAACTCTACCGCCCAAAATGAAGCCGATTACCATTATCGTAAAGACCCTGAACTTGGATTCTTTTCTCACGTTGTAGGGAATGGACGTGTCATGCAGGTCGGTCCTGTAAATAACGGAAGTTGGGATGTTGGGGGCGGTTGGAATGCTGAGAGTTACGCAGCAGTCGAATTGATCGAGAGTCACGGAAGTAAAGAAGAATTCATGCGCGATTACAAGCTCTATGTTGAGCTTTTGCGAAATCTTGCGGACGAAGCAGGTTTGCCGAAAACACTTGATACAGGAAGTTTGGCTGGGATTAAAACGCATGAGTATTGCACGAATAACCAACCAAACAACCACTCAGATCACGTTGACCCATATCCTTATCTGGCAAAATGGGGAATCAGTCGTGAACAATTCAAGAAAGATATTGAAGGCGGTCTATCTGAAGGTGGCTGGAAACGCAATGATACCGGCTGGTGGTGGGAGGAGTCCGATGGCTCTTATCCAACGAAACGCTGGAAGAAAATCAACAATGAGTGGTTCTACTTTGACGATCGTGGCTATTGCTTAATCAATCGTTGGTTCAATGATGGTCAAGACTGGTTCTATCTTGATAAACGCGGCGCTATGGTCACAGGATGGATGTATATCAATAACCGTTGGTATTTCTTCAAATCAGACGGTCGTATGGCCACTGGTTGGGTTAAATATCGTGAAACCTGGTATTTTATGGAAGAAAAAGACGGCTATATGCTATCTAAACAATTCGTAAAATCAGGCGACGGCTGGTATTACTTGAAGGCAAACGGTGAACTTCACACAGACCCAGCATTCAAAACAGAACCAGATGGGCTTATCACTGTTGTCGATAAACCAAAAGAAGAAAAATAAAAACAGAAAGGACTTTCAAATTAGATTACACCAACCGCAGGCAATAGCTTGCGGTTTTTTTGTTTGTTCTGAAACAAAATGTGGTATAATATAGCTATAATCTAATATTTACCACTTTCTGAAAACACTAGCAGCAACTAGTGTTTTTTGTTTTAAAAAAGGGGCAAAAAAGGGGCAAAAATGTCGTAAACCTCTGTAAAACGATGTAAAAAATCAACTTTACCCTCGCTTTAAAGCTCTAAATTTCAACGTATTGTGAAACAGTGTAAATTATAGTATCGCCTATAACTGTTGTGTGCTCTTTTTTCGTGCTTTTTCCGAATAAATAAGATAGAATAATCTAGAATAAGTGATAATAGAAAAGAGAAGATGATGAAAATTCGTGGTTTTGAATTGGTTTCGAGTTTTACAGACGAAAATTTATTACCGAAGCGTGAGACGGCTCATGCGGCAGGTTATGACTTAAAGGTTGCGGAACGCACGGTGATTGCTCCGGGAGAGATTGTTCTCGTTCCAACGGGGGTCAAGGCCTATATGCAGCCGACAGAAGTGCTCTATCTCTATGACCGTTCTTCAAACCCTCGTAAGAAGGGTCTAGTCTTGATCAACTCTGTTGGCGTTATTGATGGGGACTATTATGGAAATCCTGGAAATGAAGGGCATATTTTTGCGCAGATGAAAAATATCACAGACCAAGAGATTATTCTTGAAGTTGGGGAACGTGTGGTTCAGGCTGTCTTTGCACCATTTTTAATTGCAGATGGGGATGAGGCAGACGGAGTTCGTACTGGTGGATTTGGATCAACAGGGCACTAGGATGAAGATTATCTTTGTGCGTCATGGGGAGCCAGATTATCGTGAGTTAGAGGAGTGTTCCTACACTGGCTTTGGATTAGATTTGGCTCCTTTGTCTGAGAAAGGAAGGCGACAAGCTCAGGAACTTTGCCAAAATCCTTTGCTTGGCTCAGCTGATATACTGGTGTCTTCTGCAGTGACGCGAGCATTAGAAACGGCTTCTTATCTTACTTGTGCTACGGACCTTCCTTTAAGAGTAGAGCCTTTATTACATGAATGGCAGGTTTACGAAAGTGGCATAGAGAATTTTGAAAAAGCACGTACTCTGTTTTTAGAAAACAAGGGGGAGTTGCTTCCTAATAGTCCTATTCAATATGAGACAGTTGAAGAGATGAAGGCGCGTTTTTTGCAAACTATGATAAAGTACCGAGACTACCAGACAGTACTAGTTGTCGCTCATCGAATGCTCATGCGCCAATTTGTATCAGACGAGAAGATTGATTTTTGCCAAGTAATTGAGTGTGAGTTAGAGATATAGAAAGAGGTTTATTATCGCAAAGAAAAAAGCGACATTTGTGTGTCAAAATTGT